TGGCCCGACACCACGACCCTGAATTGCATGGTCGAATGACAAAACCAACCTGTTGACAATGAGCCCCTCTGATTTGAAAACCCGGCAGTGCGCCGAACTTGCCAAGCAAGAAAAAGCCAAGCGAGACGCCGCGATCGTCGAAGCATATCTTCGGTGCGGAACAATCTTTGAAACGCGCAAGGCATTTGAGTTCACGCACTCACGCGATGTCATTAGAAAAGCCATCACCAAAGCAGGCCTTTATGACAAGTGCGAGCGTGACCGCCGGCTTGTCGCCAAGTTCAAAGCTTCGCCGCAGAAGGTCAAATGGGCAGACAGGACCTATTCCAAGACTCACGGCTCAGAGCTCGAGATGCAGACCCAAGCCGTGCAAATGCTTAGAGACGCTGGCGTCGCATATCCCCGCCACATTGAACGCGAAGTCCAAGTGCCTGGTTGCCAGATGCGTGCCGATTTAATCGGATACAATTGGGCAATCGAGACGAAGAAGGAATGCAGTTCTCAAGGTATGCTTACGGCCATGGCTCAATGCCAAGTTTACCGAAAGCACTTAAGCAGGCGCTACGTCTGCATCCTTTTGCCTGACGACATCGAACCTGCTGCATTCTACGTTAGCGAATGTCTCTCGCACGGCATCCCGGTCATCAAGATGTCTCAACTTATCTGGTGGGTGAACACCGTCCAAAACGATGCCCAGCCAAACTGAGATTGCCGAGGCCCTTGGCCTTACGCGTCAGCGAGTGTCCATCCTGGTCAAGAAGGGTATGCCCATCGACTCGGTCGAAGCGGCCACCGCTTGGAGGCAGGCGCAGGACGACGCCCGTATACGCAAGGCGCCGATCGCCCCCGCGCAGCTCGACGACGGAAGCCTAGCCGATACCATCATCGAGCACCGATCACTTGTCACCCGTGCCCGCGGCGTCTGGCTTGGGGCGATGGATGCTGGCGACCCCAACCAGGGCAAATACCAGTCGGCCTATAACTCCAGCCTGCGATCCCTGATAAGCCTTGAGGAAGAGCAGGAGCGTCGACTCATCCTGGCTAAGGACTACATCTCTTCCCGCGAGGCCGGCGAAGCCATGCGCGAACTGGCGGCGACGATGGTCAACCGCCTCGACAAACTCGCCCTCGACGTGGCGGAGTCGTGCAACCCTGAGAACCCGGCCAAGGCGGTCAAGGTGCTCGAGGCTTGGGTGCGTCGGGTGAAGGCCGAACTGTCCCAAGATGAAGAAGGCTGACCTGCTCCGCATCGGTCGGGAGGTGCTGCGTCCGTCCGACTCGGGCGACGTGGTGGAGTGGCTCGAGGACAACGTCCACGCCATCCCCGACTCGCCGATGCCCGGGCCGTTCCGTTCCGACCGCACGCCGTGGATCGCCGAAGCGCTGCGCATCGCCGCCGACCCCGAGACGCGTCTGCTCACTGTCCTCGCCAGCATCCAATCTGGTAAGTCTCTCTTCGCCCGCCTGCTCACCTGTCACATCATCGTCAACGCTCCAGGGCCGACGATGCTCTTGCAGGCCACCGACCCCGAGGCCAAGGACTTCGCCCTGCGTTACCTCCGCCCAGTCTGGAACAATTGTCCGCCCGTCAAGGCTCGGCTTTCTCTCGAAGACCTCGACCGCTCGACGACGGCGGACTTCGACCGCATGACGCTCTACTGCCGCGGCATCTGGAACGAGGCCAACCTTCAGCGCCTGTCCTTGCGCTATGTCATCGCGGATGAGTGCTGGATGGCGCCGCCCGGACACTTGGCCGAAGCGAGCGCACGCGTGACGGCGTTCGGCTGGATGGGCAAGCGGGTGTTCATGTCGCAGGGCGGGTCGGCTGGGCAGGAGTTCCATCAGCTGCACGAAGGCACGGACCAGCGTGACTGGAATATGCGTTGCCCGAAGTGTGACCACCTTCAGCCATGGCTCTGGGAACAGATCAGGTTTCCCGAGGACGCAAAGGCGAGCGGCACATGGGACTTACACAAGGTCAGCGTCGGCACGACCTACGAGTGCGCCGGATGTCGGACGCACCTGCCTGACACGAACGCTTCTCGCCTTGAGGCCAACGCGCGTGGTGCCTTTGTGGCTACGGCCACCTCATCGAACTCCGGGCACATCGGCCTGCATTGGAACTCGCTGGCCTCGATGAGCTGGGGCGAGCTCGGCGTCTTAATGCTCAAGGCCAAGGCATCGGCAGACGAGTACGGCGACGAGGAACCGCGACGCATCTTCAAACAGAAGCGGCTGGCCCTGCCCTGGAGCGAAGAGGGCGGCGAGATGGTATCGCTCGCTGAAGCTGCAAACTACAAGATGGGCGACGACTGGGATGCGGAGGCCGTGATCACCCCAAAGGCCAAGGTCGCTGACCGCGAGGGCGCACCGACGGGAAGCATCCCTTTCCGCACGATGGGCGTGGACGTTCAGCGCGGCCACTTCTGGGTCGTCGTCCGCAGGTGGTCGAAGACCGGGCATAGCCGACTCATGGCCTTCGCCCGCATCGACTCATGGGGCAACGTCGAGGCATACGCCAAACAGCACGGCGTCCATCAGGCTCTGGTGCTCGTCGACTCGGGTGACAATACGCAGGAGGTCTACCGCGAGACAGCCAAGCGAGGCTGGAAGACGGCCAAGGGCTCAGGCTCCGACGACTTCGCGGTCACGTCCAAGGACGGCCAGACGACCCGCCGCTTCTACTCGGAGAAGCAGTCCATCGTCGTCCCTGGCATCCAGCAGCGGGCGACCCTGATCGTCCACTCGGCCACCGCCGGCAAAGACCTCCTGCACGGCCTCCGGGCCCGCAAGGTCTGGACCTACTCCCTCGACGCCGGCACGGACTACCCCGAGCAGCTGAACGCCGAAGTCCGCATCAAGGACCGGCGCACGGGCAAGCCCATGTGGATACTTCCCCAGGGCAAGAAGGATAACCATGCGCTCGATGCTGAAATCCTCGCCCTGCTGGCCGCCGTCCGCTGGGGCATCGCCGGCAGGGAAGTCTCCGAAACCGACTTGCCTTCCGCATGAGCCCGGGCAACCTATCTGCAAGGGTACGGCGTTTAGTGTTGTGGGTGGAAGAGACTCATGGCGTGGGCTGGGCGTCGTACCCCCTTACTTCCTTCCATTCGGGGCATATCTAAATGGCTTCCGGCATCTTCATCGGCCTCACTGAGTGCGAACTTCTGGACATCAAGGCCAAGGCTTTGGCTATGATCACGGAAGGGAAGACCCTGATGTCCTACTCGGACTCCGGCTCCTCGGCCTCCAAGCAGTTCGCCATGCCGCCCAAGGAGATGCTGTCGGAAGCGATGTTCGCCCTTTCTCGTCTGGACCCTGCCACCTATGGTCGTCGCGTCACGATCATCTCGACGGACTGGCAGAACCGTCAGGACTAACTTTCTATGGCCATCCGCAAGAAGATTAAGACCGTCAGCCTGCGTCCTAAGACGCCCAAGGCTACGCCTGCCGCCCCTGCGCCGCAGGCTTCCTACGGCGATTGGCAGAGCATCGGCGTGACGCGTGCCCGCCGTTCGGCCTACGGTGCGGAACCGCGTGACCTTCGCCGTGACCTGACGCCCTACGACCGCTTGACGATGATGCGCAAGTGCCGCTGGGCGGAGCGCAACTCGGGCCTGTTCAAGCAGATCCTTGCGGATATGTGCCTCTACACCGTGGGCGACGGCATCAAGCCGCAGTCCCACGCAAGCACCCCGGAGATGCAGGAACGCTACGAGGCTTACTTCGCGGAGAAGGCCAAGCGCATCGACATCACGAACCGCTTCTCGTTCTACCAGGCTCAGTCCATCCTCCTTCGCGGCATGATCCGTGACGGTGACTCCTTCGCCGCCAAGGTCCGCAACGGCGCCGGCGAGGCCAAGATTCAGCTGATGGAAGCCCACCGCGTCGGCGACCCTCTGGAGGGCAAGGTGCCCGAAGGGATGCATGACGGCATCCAGTTTGGTCCCTATGGCGAATACATCGCCGTGAACATCTACCGCTCTGACGGCTCGTCCCGCCAGATTCTGGCCCAGTCCATGATGATGGTCGTCGACCAGGAGTACGCGAGCGGCGCCCGTGGCGTCCCCCTGCTCCAGCACTCCATCAACTCCATCCAGGACGAGATGGAAATCCTCGCCCTCGAGAAGCAGGCCGTGAAGGACAACGGCGACGTGACCCGCATCATCAAGAAGAATGGCGGCGTCTTGGATGGCGACATGGCCGGAGAACTCGGTGCGGTCGTCAACGGCTCCTACGCCAACCTCGCCAACACGATGGGCGGCAAACTTATCGCCCTTGAGCCCGGGGAGGACATGACGTCCTTCCAGAGCAACCGCCCCAACGCCACCTTCACCGGCTTCCTGTCCGCCCTCGAGCGCGACATCAGCATGGGCGTGCTCCCTTACGAGTTCGTCAGTGACTCCTCCAAACTCGGCGGCGCTACCGTCCGCCTGATCACCGCCAAGGCTGGCCGAGTGTTCGGCAAGTATCAGAGCATTATCATCGAGAACTTCTGCGTCCCGACTTGGGGCTACATCATCGGGCAGGGCATCGCCGCCGGCGAACTCCCTGACGACCCGCAGTGGAACCAAGTCTCCTGGACCACCCCGAAGTCCGTCACTGTCGACGCTGGCCGCGAAGCCGCGAACGACCGGGCCGACGTCGAGATGGGTCTGCTCTCCATGTCCGAACTTTACGCCCAGCGCGGCCTAGACTTCCGCTCCGAGATGGCCAAGCGTGCCTCCGACATGGTCCACATTAAGGACTTGGCTGCTCAGTACGGCATCCCCTTCGAGCTGCTCTTCCGTCCGTCGAACACCCCGGTCGGCACGATTGGCGGCGACGTCATGGAAGGCCCCGAGGCCGAAGGCGAAGACGAGCCCGCCGATCAGGAAGAACCTGAAGAGCTCGACCAACCCAATTCCTAAGACTATGCGTTTCCTCACCAACGGACTGTCGGGCCGCGAGCCCCTCCTCATCGACCCGACCAAGGCCAAGGACCACGCTGTCCTGGCTGAGAAGTTCGGCTTTACGGATATGCTCGCGCAGCTCTTCGGAGTCGCCCCTGCCCCCTACGTCGTCGACGGCGTGGGTATCGTCCCCATCGTTGGCGTGATCGGCAAGGGCCTCTCGCCCCTGGAGAAGATGATGGGCGCCGTGGACGTGAATGACGTGTCCGCCGCCATCGATGCCTTCGCCGCGAACCCCGAGGTCGAGAAGGTCGCCCTGCAAATCTCGTCCCCTGGTGGCACGGTCACCGGCGTCGAGGAACTCGCCAACAAGGTCCGCAACCTGAGCAAGCCCACCCTCGCCTACACCGACTCCGAGATGGCGTCCGCCGCCTATTGGATTGGCTCCGCTGCCGACCGCGTCGTCGCCTCCCCCTCGTCCACCGTGGGAAGCATCGGCGTCTACATGGCCATCCCTGACTACTCCGAAGCCGCCAAGATGCAGGGTATCAAGATGGTGGTCATCAAGTCCGGCAAGTTCAAGGGTGCCGGCATCGAAGGCACGAGCCTCGACGAAGGCCAGATGTCCAACCTTCAGGAAGGCGTCGACACGATCCACGCCGAGTTCAAGGAAGCCGTGAACATGAAGCGCAAGATGGTGAAGGCCGAAGCCATGGAAGGCCAGGTCTTCTCCGGCAAGCAGGCCGCCGCCCAGGGCTTAGTCACCGGGCTGGCCGACTCTTTCAACGACGCCCTGCGTTCGTTCTAATTCCAACTCCCGCATTAACAAGATGACCATCGAAGAACAGCTCCTCGAAGCCACCGCCGCTATCTCGGGCGTCACCGCCGAGCGCGACGACCTCCGTGCCACTGTCGAGAAACTCACCGTGGGCGCCGCCTCCGAGCTCGAGTCCCTCAAGGTCGAAGCCGCGTCCAAGGACGCCAAGCTCGCCGAACTGACCGCCGCCCTCGAAGTGGCCGTCAAGGAAGTCGAAGGCTTCAAGGCGATGGTCGCCTCCCTCGAAGTGTCGAAGGTCAGCGCCTCCAAGGAAGCCGCCAAGATCGTGGCCTCCGTCGGCGTCTCCCCGGTCGAAATCAGCCCTGCCGACGCCAAGCCGTCTGCCGAGGCCGTCGACCATCTCGCGGTCTTCATGTCCCTCGCGGTCGGCTCCAAGGAGCGCAACGAATACTTCGCGACCCACAAGCACGCCATCATCAAGGCTGCTCTCTAATTTCCCTCTAACCCTCACCCAATAAACACATATGGCTAACTCCATCGTCGCCGCCCCGTCCATCCTGGCCGAGTCGGTTATCGCTTCCCTCAAGGGCAAGCTCCCCGCGCTCCGCGCCTTCTCCAGCGTCTTCACCGCCGCTGAGTCTGGTGCCGGCAAGACCGTTCAGGTCCCCCTGATCGGCACGTCCACCGCCACCGAGTTCTCCACCGGCGGCTACCTCACCCAGGACGACGCGACCGTCACCGCCGCGAACGTCACCCTGAAGCACTTCAAGGTCTCGTCCCGCTTCTCGCCCCTCGACGTCAAGTCCTACGGCGCTCAGTTCCTCTCGAACGCTTTCGTCCCGACGGCTGCCAACGCCCTCGCCGAAAAGTGCCTCGCTGAAATCGGCGCCCTCATCACGAACGCCAACTACGCCTCCAGCGTGGACACCGGCGCTGCCCTCAGCTACGCCGAAGTCGTCACCGCCAAGGGTGTCCTCGACGCCGCCAAGGCCGCTGAACCCCGCGCGTTCATCCTGAACTCGACCTACGCGAACGGCCTCCTCGGCGACGCGACCATCATCGGCAACTCCGTCCTCGGTGCCGGCATCCTGACCTCCGGCCAGATCGGCACCCTCGCTGGCGCCGCTGTCTACCAGTGGTCCAGCCTCCCTGCGAACGCCGAAAACCTCGCTGGCTTCGCCTGCGGCGCTGACGCCATCGCTGTGGCCTCGGCCCTCCCGATGTCCGAAATCCCGGGCTTCGAAGTCGCCAACGCTGTCGACGCCGACACCGGCCTCGCTGTCCAGGTCCTCATGGGCCAGGAGCAGAGCGGTTACTACAACGTCACCGCCACGCTGCTCTTCGGTGCCGCTGTCGGTCGCGCGACCTCCCTGCACCGCCTCAAGACCGCCGCCTAATAGCGGTAGTCCAGGCTACGAACGAGACCCCCAGAGATGGGGGTCTTTTTTGTGCCCCCTCCCAAATCGGGCAAATACAGATGAGCCTCTACTCTGAGTTTCTGGCTGACGCGAAGGAGATGATCGCGGACTTCGGCGTGGCCGGGTCGGCCAACTCTGGGGCCATCACCTTCTCCTGCCTCATCTCCGACCCTGCCGTGGCCACCGTGCTCGAGTCAGGGGGGTACATGGAGCGGACCCAGTACTCGGTCAGGCTCCCCGCTGTAACGGCCTCCTGGAGCCAGCCAGACGGGTCTATGGGGGCATCGGCGGCCATCATCGCCTCGGGTGCCATCATCCCCTCCCTAGCCCAGGGCAAGAAGATCGTGGCCGGCGGGAAGACCGTCCGCATCACGACCCAGACCTACAAGCCCGGTTCCGCGTGGGTCACCCTCCTCGTCATCGACGATAACCAGTAACCCGCCGTGGTCACGGTCACCGTCGAGCCTGCCAGCCGCAACCGCTTCCTCGAGGCGCTGCGCCGCTTTGCAGCTGAGACGGGCCAGACCATGAAGGACGCCGCCCTAGAGCAAGCCGCCCTTGCTTGTCAGGACGCGGCCACATTCACCCCTCCCTTGCCCAAAGGCGGGGGCCGTGGCCTGTCCAAGGCAGCTGAGACGGCGGGCAATAACGCCGTGGCCGGGGACATCCGTAAACTCTACGTTGCCGCAAACGACCGCAACACGGCCTCGGCGTCCGCCCTTCTTACCAATCAGCTGGCCTACGCTACGAAGACCAACGACCGCTCCCTCTTCGACAAGGTCATCGGCAAAGGAACGATGCAGGCGCTTAAAGGTCTGTCGCCCATCATGCGCAAGATTGCCAACGACCAGAACTACGACCGGGCGTTCCAGAAGGCCAAGAATTACTTCAACACGACCAACCCCATCCGTACCGAATACGGTCAGGGCTTTGTCCAGGAGCTGCGTCCCCCGCACAACCGCATCAAGGGCAAGTTTGGCGGGCGCATCGGAAAGAACGTCCGCCCGACAAAGGTCAAGATGCTCGTCGAGAGCAAGGGCGACCTCGACGCCTACATCAAGGAACGGCAGGCCATGGTCGGCTACATCAAGTCTGGCTGGGCTTCCGCCCTACGCTCCCTTCCCAAGCCGATGATTAACGGCGTGCCCAAGGACTTCGGCGTCGACCTCCTCGCCGTAGCCTGGATTAACCGCCATACGGGCTCCGGCCTCGGGATGTCCCGCGTCTCCGCCGATCAGAAGAACGTCGAGGTGCTCGTCCGCAACAATCGCGGCAACGTCAACGACATCGCCGTAGACGCCCGCGTCATCCCGCTGGTCACGGCCAACCGCACCAAACAGATGCTGGCCCGCTTGAAGCATCTTCTCGGGCCTAACTTCCGAAACTTTAACAAATAACATGGGCACCAAATCCATCCGCCACATCGTCGAGTCCACTGTCGCGACCTACCTCTCGACCCAGACCGGGCTGACCACCGTCACGTTCCTGACCGGGGACAGCGCCGCAACGCAGACCCTGCCCAAGGCCATCGTGCTCTGCGAGTCGGCCCGCAACCCCAGCGACCTCCCCGAAGGCGAGGGCAACTATATGTGCTCGGTCCGCATCACCCTTTTCTCCAATGCGGACGACACGACCCTCGCCGATCACCGTGCCCGCTGCGCCGCCCTGTCCGGCAATATGCGTGACCTGACCAGCATCAAGGCGGCCTTCGTGACCA